GGATTCTCTGATGAAGAAATTAAATTAGATTTACAACAACAAAGAATTGAAAGAGCAGTTGCCAATGAATTGACAAAAACTCCTGAAGTGATTACAAGTACAGGATTATTTGATTCTCTTGATAAATTATACGGAGCAAAAACAGGAGGTGCGTCAGCTGAAGCCGCTCCACCATCTGACGAGGGTATAGGAGGAGCTCCTACACCACCATCAGGAGGAGGATTTGGAGAACCGACACCATCAGAATCTCCAGCGCCACCAGCTGAGCCGGCAGAACCAACTCTAGCTCCCGAGTCAGTAAGAAAAGATGTTAATATAATTTTAGAAGGTAGTTTAGTTGATGATAGTGAAATTATTGATTTATCAAAGGCTCGAGAATCAATACATGAAATTGAAACAAAATTAAATAAGTTATTAGAAGATTGATATTTATTAAGAAAAAAGAAAATGAAATTTGGAAATATAAAATCTTTGGTAGAAACAAAATTGGTTAAATCTTTCAGTGATGAAACATTGAGTAAGGATTTAAAATTTTTTAATACTATGTTAAAAGAAGAAAAATCTTTTAAAGAACTAATGTTTATTTACGATAATTTAAGTTCAAACAAAGGATTAAATAAAGAAAGTGTTGGTTATCTAATTGATGAGTTAAAAAATTCGGCAAACAAATTAAAGTTGTCTGAAAAATTTAACAAACAATTTAAAAAATGGACTGAAGGTATTGTTTGTGAAAATAACTATGAACATATTGATGATTTCCTCAGTAATGATTTAACTAAATTAGAAAAATCTGTTAATGCTAAAATAAAAATAGTTGAAACACTAATTAAAAAAACTGTCGATTCAGGTACCAATAAACACAATTTACCAATTAGTTCTTTAGTTAAAATTGCAAATTCTAATGTTAATAAATTTTTAGATAATTTAACTGAAAGTGAGAAGAAACAAGTTATCGATATTATTAAAAATGGAGAGTCTAAATTTTTATCATTAAAAGAAAATACTATTAAAAAAATTGATAGTTTAATTGAAAGTGCTGATGAAAAATTAAAGACTAATTTAATTGAAACAAAAGAAAAAATAGAATCTTCAGAATACTCTAAAGAGGAACTTACAAAATTAATAAAATTAAATAACGGATTAATACTCTAATTTGATTATATTGTAATTTTACATTATTATTTGTTTATCAATAAACGGAGAATGTGTAGAATTAATGAAAAAAGGAAAATCTTGTACTCTAAATGGGTATAGAAACTTAAAATGTACCTATGGTACTGTAGATGCTAAAAATTTTAAATCAATTTATTTAAACATCCAAAGCTGGGTAAAACCAAAAATAGATAACGAAAATTGGGATAGACCTGTTTCGTTATTTAATCAAAAAATTAAAAGTTTTATTTTTGAAAATTGTAATAAACAAATTTTCTTAGATAAATCAATAGTGGATTTAGACCTAAGAACTAGTGGGATATCACTAAAGAAAAAATCCTTTATGAGTTTAGAAATAACATTTTTTTGTAAAGAACCAATAGATTTTAAATCACCAATAATTAAATTAGAAATGAAAAAAATTGTAGATTTAATTAATAGTGATTTATTTAGAAGAAATAATATGTTTTCATTTCATTTAACAAAAACTGAGAAATTACGTAATTTATCATCTATATAATATTTATTTATAAAAAAGATGAATAATTATAAAGTTTTGGCACCAAATGAAATTGGTAAGGGTATTCTTATTGAATACGACGCGGGATATGTGTCCCCAACCGAATTTTCAAATGATAAAATAATAAGTGAGTCATTTAATGCTGGAGACTATTCAAAACCATTTGAATTTTATGCGGTATTACAAAAATATGATACACCAAATAGAAACGGTAGAATATATCCTGAAAGAATTCTAAAAAGAGAATCTGAAAATTATATAAAAAATTATATAAATAAAAATACCGCATTATCTGAATTAAACCATCCTGAATCATCTTTAATTGATTTAGATAGAGTTTCACACATGATTACGGAAGTTTGGTGGGACGGACATATCCTACTAGGTAAATTAAGATTATTAACATCTCCAGGATTTCACGAAAGAGGAATTGTATCAACCAAAGGAGACCAAGCGGCTAATTTATTAAGATTAGGAGTCACTTTGGGGATATCATCAAGAGGTGTAGGTTCATTGAAAAAAGTTGGAGAAAAGAACGAAGTACAAGATGATTTTGAATTAATTTGTTTTGACTTAGTACAAGCACCGTCAACGCCGGGTGCATATCTTTTTAAAGAAAAAGAAGACAGACATAAGTTTGAAGAAAACTTAAAAGAAGAGCAAAAAGAAAAATTAGAAAGAAAAGGTAACAGTTCACTTGATTTAATGAGTAGATTAAACGATTATTTAGGAAAATAAATAATTATGGAAATGGATGAAAAATATTTTGTGGCAAAAGTTCAATACGATTTGCCGGATGAAAACTCAGGAAAAATCAAAAAAGTAAGAGAAGAGAAATTAGTTAAGGGTTACAATGTTACAGACGTTGAAGCTAAAGTTACCAAAGCTTACGAATCATTTTCTTATGATTGGAGAATTACTTCAGTTGCGGAAAGTAAAATTGACGAAATTTTCGAGTAAAATCTAACTAACACTATCAAGAAAGGGGAAATTATTTTCCCCTTTTTTTATGTAAAAAAAAATTTTTTGTCTTTTTCATATATTTATTTAGAAACATATAAAATGACAGAGAAAAACTTAGTTGAAGAAACATTAATACAAATTCAAAATTTGGAAAATGTTATCAATGAAAACGCAAAAGAAATACTTCATTCAACAATGAAAGAAGAAATTAGCGAATTAGTAAAGGAGTCTTTAAACGAGGCTGATGAAGATGAAGATGAAACCCTTGATGTAACGGCAGCATCTGATGATGACGAATTAGATATCGACGTAGATGATGAAAATGATTCTGACGAAGATTTTTCTGATATTGACATCGAAGATGGTTCGGACATGGGAATGCCACAAGACGATTTAATGGGTATGGGTGATTTTGACGATGATGATGATTTCAGTGATGAAACTATCGACTTAACTGACGCTTCAGATGAAGAGGTTTTAAAAGTATTTAAAGCCATGTCAGCGGATGATGAAATTACTGTAACTCAAGATGGTGACTACATCCATTTAAATGATGATTCTGAGGACGTTGAGTATTTAATTCAAACTGAATCTGAAGAAGATGAATTGGAAGAGTCTTGGTCTGAAGATTTGGAAGAATCCGAAGACACTGATTTTGAAAAAACTGATTTTAATGAATCATACGAAGAAATGGACGAGTCTGACGATGAAATGGAAGAAACTATCTATGAAATCGCGATTTCAGATGATGAGGACATGACAGAACCAAAAGAATCTAAATTTATTCCAAAACATAAAATGGAAGAAGATGCGGATGAAGAGTTTGAAGAGTACACATTAGAAGAGTCGGCAAAGGGTAAAAGTATAAAACCAAAAGTTGGAAAAGGGGCTAAAGTAGGTTCTCCTAAATTTTCTTATAAGACACAAAAAGGTGGATTTAAAGAAAAAATGAAACAAGGTACTAAAGGTGTTGGTATGGGTAAAGCTAAATTCGAATTTAATGAGGGTGAAGTTTTTGAAATGCCAAGTAGAACAGGTATCAAATTAAGTAAGGAAGAAGCTAAAGAAGCTGCCAGAACGTATGGTACAGGTTGGAGAAAAGGGGCGTTACCAAAAGGTGCTAGAGCTGGTCAAGAACAAGCTCGATTACGTACTGAATCAGTTAATGGTGAACTTGACATGTTAAGAACCAAAAATGAAGAGTACAGAAAGGCACTTAATTTATTTAGAGATAAATTAAATGAAGTAGCAGTCTTTAACTCAAACTTAGCATACGCTACAAGATTGTTCACAGAACACTCAACTTCTAAACAAGAAAAAATTAATATCTTGAGAAGATTTGATTCTGCTGAATCAATTAAAGAGTCTAAAGCTCTTTACAAAACAATAAAAGAAGAACTTTCAGGAAGTTTTGTTGGAAACAATATTACTGAATCAATTGAAAGAGTTATTGAAAAAGAACAAAGTTCTGGCTCAGCAGTTAATTTGATTGAATCAAAAACATATGAAAACCCTCAATTCTTGAGAATGAAAGACATCATGGCAAAAATTGCCAAATAAAAATAAACAAAAAAATAATAAAACCTAAAAAATAAAAAATGGGAGCATTATTAGAAAGTGGATTAGTAGGTAACATTGGTCTTAAGCACCTTAAAGTTATCAAAGAAGACACTATAAACAAATGGGACAAATTAGGGTTCCTAGAAGGTCTTAGAGGCCACCTAAAAGAAAATGTAGCTCAGTTATATGAAAACCAAGCATCACATTTAATTAACGAATCATCATCAACCGCTGATTCAGGTTCATTCGAAACTGTGGTATTCCCTATCATCAGACGTGTGTTCTCTAAATTGTTGGCAAATGATATCGTATCTGTACAAGCTATGAACTTACCAATTGGTAAATTGTTCTATTTTGTACCTCAAATCCAAGGTTATTCTGGAGGTACTGGTTATTATAATAACAATGCTGAAAGTGGAAATCACTTTGCCCCATTTGGAGCACCAGATAGTAACTCAACTAACCCTCAAGATGGTTACACTATAGGAAACGGTGGATATAATCCAACTTACCCAAAGAATCTTTACGATTTATTTTATGAAGGTTCTGAACCAACTTTAGACCCTCCTGGATTATTTGATTATTCTAAAGGTAGATTCCTAGTTGTAACTGCTGACACTGCAACAGTTGCTTGGTCTAATGGAGTTTTAATTTCTTCAGGATATTCAAGCGCTGCTAACGCAGCTGCCGCTAGCGAATCTTTCAGAAAAGTATTAGTTGGTATTTCTGGTTTCTCTTCAGCGGGTGTTGGTAAATTAATCGGACCTGACGGACAAGAAATTGATACTGAGTCTTTCTTATCGGATTTAAGAATTATCGGGGTATCAATTAACGGTACTACATCAACTAAGACAACTACACCTTACTTATTCAGAGTATTAACTCAACCATATGGACAAGGTATTGTTACAGGTGCTGGTGGAACTCAAACTCAAACATCTTTTGTTAATACTGCTAATAGTACAAGTGCTGGTAATGGTGGATATTATAATAATATCTGTTCAGTTAATGGTGTTATTTATGTTGAGGTTGACTTACAAACTCCAGCATGTATCACATGTGGTGGGGATTCTGTTGATGGATATACAGGTTCAACATTCTCTTCAACAACTGCTACTAACAGTGCTTTCAGAGCGGTATATCGTAGATATCAAGAATTAGAATTCGAAGATAAAATTGGTGAAGTTTCTTTCAATTTAGAGTCTGTAACAGTTTCTGTAACTGAAAGAAAACTAAGAGCACAATGGTCTCCTGAATTGGCTCAAGACGTTGCGGCATTCCACAACATTGATGCTGAGGCTGAATTAACAGCTTTATTGTCTGAACAAGTTGCAGCTGAAATTGACCGTGAAATCTTACGTGACTTACGTAAAGGTGCGGCTTGGACATTACGTTGGGATTACAACGGATGGAAGAGACTGAACAACCAATCAACTCCATACACTCAAAAAGACTGGAACCAAACTTTGATTACTGCGATTAACCAAATCTCAGCTCAAATTCACAAGTCTACTTTAAGAGGTGGAGCTAACTGGATTATTGTTTCTTCTGAAATCAGTGCGATTTTTGACGACTTACAATATTTCCATGTATCTAATGCGTCTCCTGAACAAGACCAATATAACATGGGTATTGAAAGAGTTGGTACATTAGCAGGTCGTTACCAAGTATACCGTGACCCATACTTCCCAGCAAACACTGTGTTGATTGGTCATAAAGGTACTTCTTTATTGGATACTGGTTACATCTACGCTCCATATGTACCTCTACAATTAACTCCAACTATGTACAATCCATTCAACTTCACACCTATCAAAGGTATTATGA